CCGTTTGCTTCGGTGGAACAAGCATCCAAATCCAAGGCTTCAACACTCCTACAACAAGTATGGTGCAGACAGCTTTGCTTGGGAGATTGAGGCAAGATGCGAAGACACGGATGACCTTGATGTCATTGAAAACGCATTTCTTTCTGGTGAAGCTTGGTTTGAAGAGCCTGTTTTTTTTAACATTGCCGACTTTGCCAAAGCCCCGATGCGAAACAAACAGCACTCTGAAGAAGTCAGGGAGCGCATTCGGATTGGACGAAGAGCCGCCAAGTTTAACTATCAGTCTGAAGAGTACAGCGCAACCTTAAAGAAGGCTCATCAAGAAAGGCTTTTTTCAGATCCACAATTTGTTGCCAAAATCAAGTTCATAGTAGACAATCCAGACATGTCTTATGCTGAGCGCGGGCGTGCCTTGGGTACTGATACGAGTAGTGTCAGAAAATTTGCGCTCAAGTACGGACACTTAAAGGGAGTTTTATAATGGCTCAGACACGCTTTTCAGGACCGGTTGTTTCCGATAACGGATTTTCCGGCACAATTCTTAGTTCTTCCGCTGTTATCAGCAATCTGACTGTCACCAGCTTGACCATCGGCAGCACGCTGCTCACGAACGGCTCTGTTTCGGGCACGGTCGCTGGCCAGCTCGGTCGCATTCCGGTTCTCATCGGAAGCACCACGCGCTACATCGCCCTGTACGACAGCCTGACGCCGTAATAACGAGAGGGGGGCTTCGGCCCCTCTTTTCTATGTGATTGTGAGGGAAAGCAACCATGCGTCCTATTAGTTTTACAAGATCACAACCGGCGGCAAGCGGCACCAGCGTTGCGGCAGCGCAGCTTCTGAATGCGTCTGGCGTCATTACGCTAAACGGTGCGTTGGTATCGGGTGGCGTTGCCACATTGACGGTGCCTGCGGTGCTGACTGTGTTCAGCGAGAAAACGGCCACGGTGAACTTCGTGGTAACCGGCACGGCTCCTAACGGCGCTTCGCAGACCGAGACTCTGGCCGTAACGGCTTCGGGCACGGTGACCGGATCGCTCTCGTTTGCGACGGTGACAAGCGTTGCAGCTTCGGCTCCGACCAGCGCGACGATTAGTCTTGGCAACGGTGTTCCGGGCTACACGGCTTGGATTCCGCTCGACATCTACACGCCGAACCAAGTCACGAACATCTCGAACAAGGTCAGCGGTACGGTCAACTATTCGGTTGAGTACACGAATGAAGACCCGTTTGATACCAGCATCCAGCAGTTGGCGGTTCCGCATCCGAATGCGAGCTTGACGGCCGCTACGGGTGACGAGACTCAGTTCACGACGACGTTGATGCGTGCGGTTCGTTTGAAGATTAACTCTGGCAACGGATCGGTTCGCTTTACCTGCGTCCAACAATCGACGAAGTAAGCCATGGCTAATAAGAAGATCACAGATCTTTCAGCGGCCACAGCTCTTGGGGGCACTGAACTGTTTGAAGCGGTTCAGTCCTCTACTTCTGTCAAGGCTTCGGCGCAGCAGATCAAGACGTATGTGGGCAACTCGCTCAACATCACGGGCGGTGCTTTTAGTTCCGTCTCGATTAGCAGCAGTTCGCTAGGCTCCGTCACGATTAGCAATGGCGTAGGCAGCTTTAGCTCGCTTAACGTCACGAATGGCGCTATTCCTTACAACACGATCACGAATCGTGCGACTGGACAGTTTGAGTCTCACGTAGACCAGACGGCCACATCGGCTAACGTGGCCTATGTCGTGCAGTTGAACAACGCTGCGCCGTTTAATACGGGCATCACGATTGCGTCGAGCACGAACGTCACGGTGGCTGCGGCTGGGATTTATTCCATTAACGCTAGCATTCAGTTTTCTAACTCTGACACGGCTAACCACCTTGCTACGTTTTGGTATCGCAGAAACGGGAACAACATTGACAACTCCGCTTCTGTAATTTCGGTTCCAAAGTCAACAGACGGCGGAAAAACACTGGCTCAGGTTACGATTTTTGAATCGTTAAGTGTCAGTGACTACGTGCAGTTGGTCTGGTCTACGGACAACACCACCATCCGATTGGATTACTCTGCTGCTTCCGGTGTGATTCCAGAAGTTCCCTCGGTCATCTTCAACATGACGAGAATCGGCTGATGAAGTGCAAGGGCGACTGGTCAGACTGGCAGATGTACTCCAAGGGCGGAGCGGCTAAGAGTCCCGCTTGGCAGCGCAAAGCCGGAAAAAATCCTGAGGGCGGTTTGAACGAAGCCGGTCGGCGATCGGCAAAGGCGCAGGGGATGAACCTGAAGCCGCCGGTTTCTGCGGGGCAGGCTAAGAAGTCCCCGAAGGCTGCGGCGCGACGTAAATCGTTCTGCGCCAGGATGTCTGGCATGCCGGGTCCGATGAAAGATGACAAAGGCAGACCGACGCGAAAAGCGTTATCTTTGAGGAAATGGGACTGCTAGATGGGTGACTATAAGCGCCAGCACCAAATGCCTGCGCGGTATTTTGAGAGCTGGGGTCGGGATGAAGATGTGGAGCGCGGACGACGGTTTAATCCGAAGAAGCGCAAACTGAAAGATGCAGGTCGCGAAAAGCGACGGGAGCAAGAACATGGGCGTTAAGTATCTTAGAGATTTTGAGTTCCCGTCGGCTGGCGGGTTCCACGGTTCCAACAAGATGCCAAGCAATGTTGGAAAGGCCACTGGTGCTCCGCGTATGGCATCGATGCCAAAGGTCGGCAAGGGACAGGGCTACGCCGAGGGCGGTCGTGTTCCGGGTTACGACATGGATCGTTTGCCTGCTAAGAAGCCGCCGGGTCGCGGTATGGACTTAGCTCCGTCAAAGCCGTTTAAGGGCAAGTATGAGGGCTACGCTGACGGTGGCCTTTCTACCGTCAAAGCCGCTCTTGCTCGCGGAAAGGCTGCTAGCGAAAGGGGTAAGGCTGAACTTGCTAAGACGGCTGCGCTTCGTCAGAAGATGGGTGTTAAGCCGCGAGGTAGCGGTGTAAAACTTCCAAGCGAAAACTTGGTTCCCGGTCGTGGTAAACCCGCGATGATTTCTCCTGCCGCTAAACGCGTTGAGTACATTGCTAATGAAACCGGTCAGTACGATCCGTCGCGTGGTTCTGGCGCTGGAGCAGTCATGATGCCCAGTGTTGAAGGCCAAATGCAGCAGGTAAGCACGAGTCCTTTGAAGCCATACGCCAAGGGCGGCAAAGCCAAGGGCAAGAAGATCGCCAAGGTCATGCGCGAGTACAAGGAAGGCAAACTGCACTCAGGCTCCAAGAAAGGTCCTGTGGTGAAGAACCCGAAGCAAGCGATGGCGATTGCGCTGTCGGAAGCCGGTGCTAAGAAGAAGGCCGAAGGCGGCATCTTCAACGACGAGTACATGGCGTATGAGTCCAAGGGTCCGAAGACTCGTGGTACGGCTCGCAAGGGTCGTGAGCAAGGTCGCAAGGATCGCATGGAGCGATTGGCTCTTGAGAAAATGCGCCGCGCTGAGAAGTATGCTCCGGGCTTGAGCTTGGATATGGCTGATAAGAAGTCCAAGGGCGGAATGCCGGTGCATCGCCGTAAGCCGATGTATGGCGGCGGTAAATGCTAAGATAGCTTCCGTGTAGTCAGAGGGGTCTGCTCGGTGCAGTAGACCATGGCGCAAGAGGGACCCTGATGGCGACTTCCGGTACAGTTTCGACGACTCAGTTCACGACGAGGCAGGTCATTGACCATGCCTTTAGGCGTTGTCGTCTGGGCGCGCAGCAGATCACCTCTGAGATGATCAATGTTGCGAACGACCAGCTTTACCTGATCCTGTCTAATCTTGCCAACAGGGGCGTTCAGCTCTGGTGTATTGAGCGTTTGATAATGCCGCTGTACGAGGGAAATGGCGCGGTGACGCTGCCGTTGGGTACGGTGGATGTGCTCAATACCAACTTGCGCACGCTGCAAGAGGCGACTGGAACGACGGCTGTGACGGCCACGACGTTTCAGAATTACAGCATTGACGGATTGACGGTAACCACGGTCGGCATCAAGTGGTCTGCTGCGGCCCAGCCGTTTGTGATTGAAACGTCCAATGACGGCATTGCTTGGACAGCGGTTGATACCATAGAGAGCACGAGCGACCCGGATCAAGTAGCCGGTGAGTGGCTTTGGATTGATACCGAAGTTCCAGAGACAGCAGATTATTTCCGCGTTCGCGTAACGAGCGGTACTTTATCGGCCTCGGAAGTTTACTTTGGGAACACTCCAAACGAAATTCCCATTGCAAGACTCAATCGTGATGATTGGACGGCGTTGCCCAATAAGTCCTTCCTTGGCCGTCCTTTGCAGTTCTGGTTTGATCGTCAGCGTAATCAGCCAGTGATGCGATTGTGGCCTGTACCAAATGCGGCTGCGGAAACTCAGCAAATCGTGTTGTGGCGGCATCGCTACATTCAGGATGTGGGCACCATGACGCAGGAGCTAGATGTTCCGCAGCGTTGGTTTGATGCCATCGTGGCTTTGCTGGCTTCAAAGTTGGCGGAAGAGACTCCGGAGGTTGATGCCGGTTTGATGCCGGTTTTGGAAGCTAAGGCTGATAAGGCTTTGGCAATGGCCGAGAACGAAGAGCGTGACAACTCTCCGATTTACTGGACTCCGAATCTTAATCCGTACACGCGATGAGTCTTTTCTTAGATACACGCGGACAGCCTTATGCGGCTATTGCAATTTGCGACCGTTGTGCTCGCAAGTTCCCGCTGGCTGAGTTGATGCCCGATAGAAATTATCCGGGGCTTCGCGTATGTAAAGAAGACTTGGATGAGCTTGACCCGTATCGTCTTCCGGCTAGACAGACTGAGCGTATTACGTTGCCATTTGTTCGACCGGACGTTCCGTTGACTTCGCAGCCGTATGGTGTGATTTCGGAAGATGGAAATACGTTTTTGGTCAACGAATCGTTTGATGATTACCTTGAGCCGGAGCAACCGCTGTAATGGCCAACGTACCCAGCAATTTAATTCCCAGCAGAATTTCGCAGTTGCCGCAAGCTCCTGTTGCGGACCCGGCTGGCTATTTTCCTATTACGATTTCTGGCACGACTTACAAGGTTCAGTTCAGTCAGATCTTGGGGAACGTTGAGGTTCCGGCTTCGCGTCGTATTGATACTGGGACGGGCCTGACAGGCGGTGGATCGCTTTCTGCTAACTTAACGATTGCGGTAGCCAATGGCGGGATTGGCAACGATCAACTTGATACGACGGGCGTGGCTGCTGGGACGTATGGTTCTAGCACAGCGATTCCTGTAGTTACGGTTAATACCAAGGGCCGCGTCACTGGCGTTAGCACGACGGGCATTTCTATTTCTGGTTACGTTCCGGACAACCGTCAGATCGTAGCCGGCACGGGATTGTCTGGTGGCGGGAACCTGTCTGCGGATCGCACGCTGTCTATTAACTACTCTAGCGTTATCCCTTCGGCACTCGGATCGGCAACGGTTGGCTCTGCTAGTACACCGGCTCGCGCAGATCACGTTCACCCGGCTTTGGATCTTGGCGATTCAACCGAGACGACTGGCGTTTTGCCGATGGGCCGTGGCGGTACTGGCGCTGGGATGGTTCCGGTTGCAGGCGCTATTGCCTATTCAACGGGTTCCAGTTTTGCCTTTGGTTCTCCGGGTACAGCCGGTCAAGTTTTGGTTT